CCTGGTGGGCGCTGACGGCAAGATTGATCTGGCGCAGTACCAGGCGCTGAGGGCTTCCGGGCTTGATCCCGTGATGCAGACTTCCGGCCCCGCCGCAATGCCGGCGGGTGATGCGGAATCGGGCTTGGCGGCGCAGCGCGAACGCAAAATGGCGGCTGACGCGGAACTCGCAGAGATCGAGTTAGGGCGTCAAAAGGGCAAGCTGCTGGAAGCGGCCCGCGTTGAAGCGGAACATGAAGACCTGACCCGCAAGCTGCGCGATCGGCTGCTGCAAATCCCGCAGGAAGTGGCGGCGGATTGTGCCCGGCTGGGTGACGAAATCGCCATCCAGGCCACCATCACACAGGCCTTGCGCCGGGCGCTGGATGGGCTGGCAAATGAATTGAGCGCGGCAGATGTTCCAAGCGCTACCTGACCCCGGCCCGGTGCTTCGCCGGGCTTGGGCGCGGGGCTTGGCTTCTCCGCCCGAACGGCTGGTGTCTGCCTGGGCCGATGCGGAACGCGTGCTGGGTCCGGAAGAAGGGCCTTTCCCGGGCCGCTGGCGTACTGACCGCGTGCCTTATCTGCGCGATGTGATGGATGCCCTCAGCTTGGGGCATCCCTCCCGGCGCGTGACGCTTATGGCCAGCGCGCAGGTTGGTAAAACGATGTGCCTGCTGAATTTGGCCGGGCAGGTTATTGCGGAGACGCCAACCACGGTTCTTTGGGTTCTGCCCAGTCTTGATGAAGCGCAGAAGTTCAACCGCGACAAGCTGGAGCCGATGCTGGCTAATTCGCCCGCTGTATCGGCGAAGGTGAAGGCGCTGGTCAGCCGGGATGAAACCGGCAGCACCACCAAACGCAAAAATTTCCCCGGCGGGAACATTGACCTGACCGGGGCGAATAGTTCCAAGGGCCTGCAGATGGTCACCAAGCGGGTGATCCTGCTGGATGAAGTCTCAGAATTCCCGATGGATGTGGATGGCCGTGGTGATCCAGTTGCCATGGCTGAAGCCCGCGCCATTGCCTGGACGGGGCGGGAGAAAATCGCCGCGGCATCCACGCCCGGCATTAAAGGCCAATGCCGCATTTCGGCGCGGTATGAAGATGGCAGCCAAGGCCGGTTTCATGTGGCCTGCCCTGAATGCGGCGCCGAGCAGCCGCTGGTGTTTGAGAATTTGCGCTGGCCGAAGGGTGAACCAAGCGCCGCGCGTTATCACTGCTCCGGTTGCGGCACGGGGATCGAACATCGCGCCAAGGCTGGCATGCTGGCCGCTGGTAAATGGGTGCATGAACGGCCTGAACTTCTGGTTCATCACGCAAGCTTCGCGTTGAATGCGCTATATTCGCCTTTCGTATCCTGGGCCTGGGTCGCGGAACAGCGCGAACGCAGCCAGGATGATCCGCTGCTGGATAAGGTTTTCACGCAGCAGGTGTTGGGCTTGCCCTATGAGCCGCGCTACGATTTGCCGAGCCATGAATTGCTGTGGCGCCGGCGCGAAGCCTACCCGCCGCGGCGCATTCCGCCCGGCGTGTTGTTCCTGACCGGCGCGGTTGACGTGCAAGGTGACCGGCTGGAATGGGGCGTCTATGGCTGGGATCGGCACCTGTCTTCCTGGTGGATTGACGGTGGCATTCTGGAAGGTGACCCGGCGCTTGATCCGGTGTGGTTGGCTTTGGATGAAGTGATCGGAAAAACCTACCGCGATGCCTGGGGGCGCGAATGGGCGCCGATTTCTTATGGGATTGATTCGGGCTATCTGCCTCAGCGGGTTTATTCCTATGCCCGCCGCCACGCCGCGCGGCGTGATCCGCGCATCATGGCGCTGGATGGCCGTGCGAAGTGGGGCGAACCGCCGCTTGGCATGCCGAAGCCGCAAGATGTTGACTATAACGGCAAGAAAATCGGATCGGTCATGTTGTGGCCGGTTGGTACCTGGGATCTGAAAACGGAAGTGGCGGCGGCGCTGAGGCTCACGGAAATGGGGCCTGATGCTACCGGCGCCTGGCCGAAGGGCGCGGCGCATTTCCCGCAAGCCCTGGACCTTGGGTTTTTCGAACAGATCACGGCTGAAGCCTGCGTTGAAATCGGCAACCGCGCGGGCTTCACCAGGCGCGAATGGCGCAAAGTGCGCCCCCGGAACGAGCAGTGGGATATCAAGGTTTATTGCCGCGCCTTGGCCCGGCATGAAACCGCGAACCTGACTGATGCGCATTGGGAAAAGCTGATCGCGGAACGCGTGGGCAGGCCCGAAGATGCGCAGGCTGATATGGCCGCCCTTTGGCAGCCTGACCTGAAGACCATCGCAACTGTGGCAGCACCGCCGCCACCACAAGTAAAACCCGGCGCGCCCGCCCGAGGCGGCGGCTGGTTTGAACGCCGATCAGATTGGATTTGAAAGGTTCACCATGGCAACGCAGGCCGATATTGACGCGCTGGTCGCCGCCATGGCGCAGAACGGCGCGGTGATGGAAGTGCGCTTTTCCGATGGCCGAACAGTGAAATATCGCAGCATCACGGAAATGAGCCAAGCCATCGCCGCGCTACGCCGTGAACTTTCCGTGCCGATGAACCGTACCACGCTTTCCGCTTTTGCAAGGGACTGAACCGCCATGTGGTTTGACCGCCTGCTTGCCAGCCTTGCGCCAGAAGCCGCGCTGCGCCGTGCGCGCGCGCGCCTGGCGCTGCAGGGCATCCAGGCGGCTTATGATGGCGCGCGCCGGTCCCGCCGCATGGGGCGGCTTGCCAGCGCAAACGGCCCGCGCGCCGAAGTGCAGGAAGGCTTGAAGACGCTGCGCGACCGGTCCCGCGACCTGGTGCGCAACAACGCCTGGGCGGCTTCTGCCTTGGATACGCTGATCGGCTATCAGATCGGCACGGGAATCACGCCGCGTTCGGCGGTGCCCATGGCTACGCGCGAAGATCGCGACCAGATCAATGCGGTGAATGCGGCGGTGGATGCCGCTTTTGAAGCATGGTCCGCGCGGTGCGACATCACGGGGCAGATGGATTTTTATGGGCTGCAAGCGCTGGCCGCCCGCACGCGCGCTGAGGCCGGTGAAGTGCTGATCCAGCTTATCCGCCTGACGCCTGCCGAACAGCGCCGCCGCGGCTTGAATGTGCCGCTCGCGCTGCAAGTGCTGGAACCTGACCTGCTTGATGAAACTTACAATGAAGAACGGCGCCGGCCCGAAGACAATCTGATTGCCAATGGTGTGGAATACAACGTCATGGGCGCGCCGGTGGCTTATTGGCTGTTCGATCGGCACCCTGGCGAAGCTGCCACTTTTGGCCGTGGCACGATGCTGCGCCGGCGTGTGCCGGCTGCCGATATCATTCACCTGTTCAAGGCCACGCGCCCCGGCCAGGTGCGCGGTGTGCCGGTGGCGGCGCCGGTCATCACGCGCCTGCTGGCGCTGGATGAATTGGAAGATGCGGCGCTGCAGCAAGCCAAGGTGCAAGCCTGTCTGGCGGCCTTCATCACCAGTGACGCCGCGCCTGGTCGCGGCCCGTTGGAAGGGACTGATTCCGAAACCGGCGATGCGCTGAAAACCTTCTCGCCGGGCATGATTGAACGGCTGTTGCCCGGCGAGGATGTGTCCTTCGCCACGCCTTCGGGCGTTGGGGGCTTCAATGAATTGGCCAAGCACCAGTTGCACGCCATCGCCGCCGCTTATGGCTTGACCTATGATTTGCTGACGGGTGATCTTTCCGGCGCCAATTATTCATCGCTCCGCGCTGGGCGGCTGGCCTTCAAGCGCCAATTGGAACAAGACCAGTGGCATTTGCTGATCCCTGGCATGTGTGAACCGATCTGGCGCGCTTGGGTGGCTTCTGCCCTTGGTGCCGGTGCGCTGCTGCCAGCCGAGCACGCCTACCCGGTAGCCTGGGGCCCGCCTGTGTTTGAATTTGTGGACCCCATGAAGGACGCGCTGGCGACCAAGGCCATGATCCGCATGGGGCTGAAGACCTGGCGCCAAGCGGTGACGGAACAGGGCTATGACCCCACCACCATCGCGCAGCAAATCGCCGAAGATAATGCGCTTCATGATGATCTTGGCCTGATCCTGGATGCAGACCCGCGCCGCGCGGCTGGTTCAGGGGCGGCGCAGGATTCGGCGGTGAATTCCGCCATCGAAATCGCCGCCACGGGGCTTGCGGCCACAAACGCTTAAAGGGGGCTTCCATGCCGGTGCAAATGCGCGCTGCAGCCGATCAGGCTGCGGTGCTTTCGCTGTTGGGTGATGTTGGTTGGGAAATCACGCCCGCCGGTGTCGCGGCGGAATTGAAAAAGCTTTCCGCCAATCAGCCTTTGACCGTTTCCATCAATTCCTATGGCGGGGATGCTTTGGCTGGTATCGCCATCCACAACATGCTGGCGCGCCATGCCGGGCCGAAGACCGTGATTGTGGAAGGCATCGCCGCATCGGCGGCCAGCCTGATCGCCATGGCAGGCGACCGGATTGTGATGCCGGGCAATGCCTTCCTGATGATCCATGAAGCCTGGGGCGGCGCGGTTGGTGATGCGGAAAGCATGCGCCAGCAGGCCGATGTGCTGGACCAGATCAGTGGTGCCTATCGCCGCACCTATGCCGCCAAATCCGGCAAGGATGAAGAAGCCGTGGCCGCGCTGATGCGCGCCGAAACCTGGTTTGATGCGGATATGGCCGTGGCGGAAGGGTTCGCCAGCGAAACGGCGGAACCCGCAGAAATTCGCGCCTTTGCGGCGCTTGACCCCAATCGTTACGCCGCAGCGCCTGCCGCTTTCCGTGGCCTGGTGCGGGCCGCGCGCGATGAAGTTTTCAACCCGCCGGCAATTCCGCCGGCAGTAGCGAAGGAGATCGGAATGTCCGAATCCATTGCCCAGGCCGGCGGGAATTCCCCGGCCCAATCCGCCGCCCCGGTTGCACCGGCTGCGGCTTCCATTGCTGATCTGCGCGGCATTGCCGAACGGAACGGCCTGCCGGCGGAATTCGCGCTGACGCAGCTTGAACGCGGCGCCACGCGCGAATCCGCGCTGGAAGCGGCGCTGGAAGCCGTGGCTGCGCGCAGCCCGGCCCCTGTCATGCCGAATAGCGCGGCGGTGAGCGTGATCCGTGATGAGCGTGATACACTGCGCGCCCGCTGGTCTGGTGCGCTTTCTGCCCAGTTGATGGGCCAGGCGCCCGCGCCG